CAAGGTTTGTGCGTATCGTATGTTGGTCTTTCCCTTCGAGAGGTATCGTGTTGAGGCGGATGCTATGTTGGACTACATTTCGCGAAATCACGATGAGGACATGAGACGTGAGACGTCCATGGACTCAAAGATTACCTATGTTTCCGCCTTAGCCTCTCGGATGTCTGATCGAGACAACCGTTGGCTGATAAGCGGCTTGGAGGGAGTTGGCGTGGAGAGCCATTGGAAGATGGGTTGCGGCGCCGCGGTGTCGTTTCTTCTGGATTCTTTGGAAGTCGAATAGTGCATGCGATCCAAAATAAGAATCCGGGTTTTCCTGAGGTTCTCCTAATGTCCTTACAAACTGTATTATATGCCTTGTGTGGAGTTTTTTGCTTTGCTGAGACGTGTGTGTTGTTTTGTTTGTGAGAGGCTCGGTGATTGTTTTCCTGAGCGTTTGACTGCTACTTTGACTGTGTTAGAGATTGTTTACTATTGCATTGCTTGTGTTTACTTTTTCGTTGAGCTTGTCGTTTTGTTAGTGTCTCTCTTGCGTTAAGATATGTCTGCTAGTGATTTAGCACGTTCAGAGAGGGTGTTGGATAAAATCGGGGCTAAGCTTGGGCTTACCCCGTCAGGAAAAGAGTGGGTGATTGCTGCGGTGGATCCTTACCATGATACTCCCCTCAATTGTTGTGGGTATCCGGACAACAATGAGGCGGCCTCTGTTGTTCAAGTGGTTAAGTTATCTACTGCCCTTGTTGTTCCTAGTGAGGCTAGTACAGGTAACTGGGACTGTCATATTCATTCTTTTCCTTGGATGGAAGGTGGTAAAGGGGTTGGGGGAAATTTCGCTTTAACTACGAACGGTAATCAGATTACTGGTACTGGTACTTTCCTCCTTGGTGGTTCAGTTACCACCCCTACCTCCGTCACTGGTTCCAACACCTTGTGGGGTGGGCTTGTTGTTGATTCTGTGGCCAGTGGTGCTAATACGTTTCAGTATCTTGACTTGGGGACTCCTTTGGCTCCTTTTCAAGCGCAACTTGCTCCTTACCTCACTGGGGAATATAGGATAGTTAGTATGGGCTTTGAGGTGATCAATACTACGTCAGAGTTGAATATTCAAGGTTTGGTGACCGTGTATCGGCAGCCAACCTCAAATATAGATTCTGCGAAGTCAACATTGATAACTTCTGGCCCGTTGCTTTCTGGGGGTGGTACTATATCTACTATTAATTACGGGTGGCCCGATTTATTGTTGTCTAATACCCCTCCAGCTACTCCTGGGGAGGCTCTTTTGTTGGATGGATCTAAACAGTGGAAAGCAAAGGACGGCTGTTATGTCGTCTCCACTTTTAATTCGTCTGAAAATCCTCCCGGTGCTAATAGCACATCTCCT